GGTGTATTCTAGCCCAAGCGTTTCGGTCTACCACCTAGTTTACCATTGAGTTTACTGCTGATGCGCTTTGCTTCTGAAGATATTAAGCCGCCTTTACGCCCGCGTTCTTGTTGATTTACCAATTGTTTTTCATGTTCTTGTGCTGTCCATTTAAAGCCTGTGCGCCCTGCCCCACCTTTGGTTAAATTGATGATAGGGTGTTTCATATCTTTAAAGCAAGCTATTAGCAATTGCTCATGGCTTTCAGCTTCTTCTTTAGTGTTCCAATTAGCTACAGCTTCAGCAAACCATTCTTTATTTTCAATAGCGGCGTACCAATGAGGTTGGTGGAGGCGTTGTTTGCTAGTCATGCGTGATTTATTTTTGCTCATACCGACATAAAACACTTGCCCCGTATCTTGATAACGATGGATATAGGTATAAAACATCATGCGCTCCGCTTCATGTCTAACACCACAGCCTTTGGCTCAGGTGGTAGCTCAATCATACGCCGTAATTCAGATTTACTAAAGCTACGCACCGCATCTGGTGAAGCAAACACCCGCTTCTTATTGCTAGTATCTGCCGCGCCCAGCCTACCGCAATCAATCCAACCTGCTTCTTTAAGCGCATGAAGCAAAGCGCTTTGGGGTACTTTATTACGCCCCATGCCCATCAAATCAGCAATACGATCACAGATAGGATGCAAGGGGCTACCAATCGCACCGCGCGCAAAGTCACCTGTACGAGATTTAATCATTTCAACAATGGTGGACTCTAGGCTACTCATGCCTGACTCTAAAAGATTCATCTTAAATTCAGTCATTTCGGGGGCAGAGCCGGGGTTGAATTTAGATACATCACGGGCGTAAAGCCAACTAGCAATATGTTCAAAGTTCCCTGCCCTATACCAGTTGTATAGCTCAAGACCTGAGCCTACCCTAATCTTTTCCATCGCTTGCGCTTCAGAACTAATGCAGAACCAGCGCCGATCTTGGGAAGATAAAGAGATAGGAATCTGCTCATTGGAAAAAGCCAATACGAATAGCCTGTTAGCCATTTTGTATGGATCTTTGCCTTTACGATTAATGTCCAGCATATCTGGCGGGGCGGCAATGATAGGCTTTAGCTTGTTAGCTAATGCTCTACGGGTAGCTGAATCTGGTTCTTTTAATTCATTGAGAATCAATATCTCTGACTCTAAATGGTAAGTGAACTGGGACTGAAGTTTATCACTATCAACTACGCAAAGATTCTTGGAATCTGCACCACAGACTGACCATACAAAAGGCATCCACATTAAATCCTTGCCGCAACCCTCATCGCCAACGTGCAGAACGGCATGATTGATCTTAATCTTTGGGTTTTGGAGTTTGAACGCCATAATATCCCAAAGGTGATCGAGTTCCTTTTGGTTTGGTACAAGCGTATGGCAATGGTTAAGCCAAAGGCTAATATTGCCACCCTTTGAACGGATAACAGGGCGAGCATTAACCCACCGATTACCATGCAATTCACCCATGCTAGACACTAAGGCGCTATCACCGGCGGCGTAGGTTAAACCTCTCAAAGCAACAGCATTGTGAGCTACGCGATTCTCATCATAGCAATTAGCCGCTTCAAGCTTGCGCCCATTATGGATAGACTTGCAAGAGATATGGCGATAAAGCGCATTGAAAGTGCCACGGGAAATATCGTTACGCGCAAGCAAATCGAAGTAAGAATCATCGGACTGAACATAGGCGAATCTGTCATACCAATCTTCCTTTTCTAGCCTACCCAACTCTTTACGCTCGATCTCGGCAAGCTGATCTTCGGGCGTAACTGTGAATAGATTAAAAGGCTCAATCTTTTTGAGCGCTATTGAAAGCGCGCTAGATAATAGTTCAGACCGCACACCGGGTTCATGTCTAGGCGCGCCGTTATCAGCCGCCCAAGATAGAAATGCTTTAGAACCGAAGTCTTGGCAATGCTCATGCCAACAGCAGTAAGCTCGATTGAGAGGGTGATAGCGCCCCATTGGATTGCCATCGCTATGCTCGGCGGAGTTCGGGCAAACTACCCCATACCAACCAGATTGATTACCTTCTTCAAGAATGAGATTGTTATCGTCAAGCCATTGAAGTATGTCGTCGTCCCCATCATCTATTAAAGAGATAGGGCGAACAAAAGCAGTATCGGCTTGCTCAGGGTTTACCCCTAAAGCTTTACAGATTTGGTCAAGATTAAACTCACGATCCACATGGAACTCTAAAAGTTTTGCTTCAAAGAAATTTTTACCTTCTTTTAAGTTAACAGAACCGGGTACTCTGACATTACGCACCGCATTAGTAGCGCCGCCATCGGTATAGCCCGCCGCGGCAATCGCTTTAATAGCGGCGGTGAATTCACCCTTAGTAGGCTGGTGATCGAAGTCAAAAACATAGCCCCATTGTTGATTACCCGGCGATGTTTCCAGCTTCCAAGTTGGCTCTAATGGTGGCACTTTAGATTTAGTGCCAATATCATCTAACATCAGAAATAAAGTGTGTTCACAATTGGCATTAGAAGCCGACATTTTGCCGTCTTTAAAACGATTGATAATAAAACTGCCAGTATTAACGTAATGAGAACCATTAGGCTTGTAGCGTTCAGGCAACATCGGAATCCAAGTATATTTTGGTGTCCCGTCGCCATGCAAAGCGTGTTCACCATTGGACATGACAGGTTTTTGCTTAACCACCAAAAGAGTTTCACCCTCAGCAGGTAGTTTTGCTAAAAAGTCAATGAATTCGTTTGGTGATATAATTTTTTCAGCCATTATCTTGTCCTCTAGCTTGATTATTGGTTAGAAAGCCTAAACCTTTTTACGAGGGTTTAGGCTTTTGGTTTATTAGTTTACTACTTTTCAGACGTGTTTCCATGAGTGTTTATACCAAACGCCGTGAATTGTATGGACAGATACGCCAAACTGTTTTGCTAGATTAGGAGCGGACATATTCTTTTTTCGTATCTCTATAACTGCATTGCGATTTAATATTCTGCCTTCTTTATTCATTCTACGCTCATCATTTACATTTTCAGCGGGTGTACCATATCTTAAATTTGAATAATGGTTATTGCATTTATTCCCATCCCAATGTAGAACGTGTAACCCAATAGGACATTCACCTAAAAAAGCCCTAGCTACTAAGCGATGTACCCCAATTTGAGGACGCGCTGTTCCGTTTGTTAACGTAACACAGACATAACCATTATTTTTAGTAACTAAAGCCAAATTTTTACCTTTTCGCAAAGCCGTTTTACCGCCTTTTGCGCCGACTTTCATGTCTTTAGATCGAACATCCCCAAATTCGCTTACTTCATATCGATCCCACTCAGGAATAGTTTTCCATTTCATTTGCCGTACCTTTGCATTATTTTTATTTCAACATCTAAGGGCAACTCTTTCCCCCAAACAGGTGCAGCGCACATAATTTCATTTAATCTATTTTTTACTTGCTCCGCATCATTTATGTCACATTCTACCACTATTTCATCGTGACAATGCAATATTACATCTAATTTTTCTTCGTTGCAAAATCGTAAAGAATTACGCAATATGTCATTAGCAACAGCCTGAGTAATATTTTCGCAAGCCAACCCTTTCCAGAGTCTAGCTCTAGCCCATTCAGTATCGAGGGCGGCGGGTTTCCACGCGGCTTTAGCGTAAGTTACCCCCTCCTGATCTAGTCTGGCATAGGGATAGCATAGCACTCTGCCGCTGGGTAAAGCATACCAAAGGTGCAAGCCATCAAATAAATACGTTACGCGCCCAGCACTAAACTCATGCCCTATGTTTCGCATGGCTCTGGTGTACGCCGTTTCTAGTTCTTGCCAATATTGAACAGCCCATTGATTAGCTCTACGCCAAGCATCAACAGTCTTACGAGCATCAGACTCAGGAAGAATAACGCCGTAGTTGCGACCCATAGCCGCAAAAGCCCCAATGCCGCCACCATAGCCGCAAGCAAGAATAGCAACTTTTCCTAGTTGTCTACGATCAGGCGTAACTTCAGCCTCATCGCAACGAAAAATCCCTGCGGCTTCGCGAATGTAAATGTCTTTCCCTGCTCTAAATACATCAAGTACTTCTTCAGCTTGCGGTTTGTTAGATAACCAAGGATTGCAACGGGCTTCAATACCTGCCCAATCTGCTACGACGAGGTATTTACCCTTAGCGGGGATGATCGCCGGACGTAACATTCCTTTAAGTACATCGGTTACGCGTTTACCATGTTGCGGCACAATATCGCTACCTTTTACCATATCTTCACGCACTTGCTCAGGATGTTTGGCGCATTTGCGGGTGAAGTTGTGAACTTGTAGCCCCATGCTAGACGCCCTACCTGTAGCGCTACCACCATTAAACATAAACGCGCCCCTAACTCGCTGATCTTCTTCATCAGCCAAGTTCACCATGCGTTGGAACTTAGCTACTGAGGACGCCCATAAGTCATCAGCACATTGAATTACATCAGCAACATGAGGCGGCACTTGATCGGGATTCTCATCAGCAAAAATAAGTAAAGAGTTACGCACATTCTTATCAATGGAATACTTTTTACGTCCTTCTTTATATGACTCCATTAGCTTTAAAGCTTCATCACCTACTCTGGATTGCACCCACTCGCGCATCTTGGGCGAGCGTACTGAGGTGATCTCACCTTCAGTAATCTCTACTACCAGCTTTTGAACTTCAAGGATTTCTTCTTCGGAATAGAGCATCGCGGCTTGTGCAAGTGGCACATCCACCAATACGCCTCGATCATTAATGCGCTCATTAACCCAATAGTCGAGTTGTTCCTCGCTAGATAGCGGGCGCATCGCCCCGCTAATATTCCGCATAACCCTGACGTCTTGTTCGCAGTATTCGACCATTTCTTTCATAAGTATGAGATCGTCATTGAACTTGCCGTCAGGTTGCGGAATACATAAAGCTCTTACTAATTGTGAACCTCTAAAATCTTTTCGCATAGACGCCCCTGCGAAACGCCCTACATCTTCAAGAGA